GCCATCGACGGAAAGGCTCAGATTTTCGTAAGCCAGCCAAAACCTCCATACTCTGTAGGTGACCTCTGGTTTGACTCATCGACCGCGGACATCATGACCTGCGTAACAGCACGGGAGAGCGGAGATTTTGCGGCTGCGGACTGGCAGAAGCGGAATAAATACACGGACAACTCCGCGGTAGATGCACTGGACAAGGCCTTAACACAGCTTGAAATTTTTAACCGACTCACCAATAACGGCGCTGCACAGGGCGTTTTCTTGAAAGATGGAAAACTGTACCTCAATTTCTCGTACGCACAAGGCGGAACCTTAAAACTTGGCGGAGTCAACAACGGCAACGGTCAAGCGGAAGTGTATGATTCCAGTGGAAATAAGATCGGAAGCTGGAACAAAGACGGTTTTAATTTGCAGAAAGGTTCCATATATGGTACGCAGATCCACCTTGAGTCACAAAATGACTATATACAAGGCACGGTCAACGGAAATGAAGCTGTCAAAATCTCCACAGGCGGCGTAAAAGTTGACAGTACGGCTAACTGGGGACTTGGCGTTACTCGGAAAGAATATATTTTTGAAATGAATCCGTACTTATTCTCTGGCGTTCGATTGCTTGATCGATCAACGGGAGCTGGAATTGGTAGCACGTGGACAAGCGGACACTTCGGAATGTGTTACACGGACGATCTTTCCGGATATTCCTCTGTCACTGATTCACTCTCGAATTATGGCGTATACATGAAAGCCGGAAAAGAGGATGCAAACGGCGGCTTCTATGTAATAGGAAATGGACTTGGAAAAGGTTCACATGTAACCGCAGAGGGAATCTATACTTCTGGAACCAAAAATAGAATTGTAGATACCGAAAACTACGGTCAGCGTCTCCAGTATTGCTATGAGATGCCAAGCCCGTTCTTCGGAGACATCGGAGAAGCGGAAACGGACGAAAACGGCCTGTGCTACGTTCAGATTGACGATATTTTCGGCGAAACAGTGCTGAGAAATGACAAGTATAACGTGTTCTTGCAGAAAGAGGGATGCGGCGACCTGTGGATCGAGGAAAAAACGGCAGACTACTTTTTGGTCAAAGGAACACCAAATCTTAGCTTTTCATGGGAGCTGAAAGCTAAACAGGCAGATTACACGCTAGAAAGACTGGAAAAGAACGAAACTCCATATGAAAAAGAGCCGGAATTGGACTACAGCGAAATCGGCTATCAGACGTATATTGATTATGTAGAATCGAAAATTATAGCATGAAAGGAGAAACAATGAAAGTCTTAACAAGTTTTACGAAATTAGTAACCGGAGAGGGCATCCGGATCGCTTACACCTATTCAGAGGTGGACGATTCCGGCGACCTTATCAGTCAGAATAACCGCGGCAATTTTGTCGCGGTTAACCCGGAATTGAAAAAGCATATCGCCGCAATTGATGAATATATTGAAAATAATCAGCTCAATAAGGAGGAAAACTAATATGGCAAAATTCACAGATTACACCGAAAAAACAGAACCGGTAGACACCGACCTTGCTCTTATCTACGACACCCCAGCCAAAGTGAATAAAAAGTTTACTTTCGGTAATCTGTGGAAATGGATTGCTAAGAAAATCGTGTCTGAGGGTATCTCTCAGCTCGAGACGACTAATAAGACAATCCCGGGAGCCATTAACGAATTAAATAGTAAGACAAGAATCAAACTAATAGACGTCAATATGACAATAAATGACAAAACAGCAACGATCAAATATAATATATCGGACACGGCTATTGGTTTATTATTGATTTCCGGCAATATTGGAAATGGTGTGTTTTTTTCGATTGTTATCAATTATGGAACAAAATATTCTATAAAACTACTTTCTTTCAATTCATCAAATACCGATACGTCAAGTATTGTTATTAATTCAGATTTAGGTAAAATTACTTTTAACGGAAAATCCAAATTGGAGTCCTTTTACGAAGTGAATGGATTATTACTTGGTTAAAATAATTCTATAGACTGCGGATTTAATTTATTAAAAATCTTGCTTAAATCTTGCTTTTTTGAAAAAAGGCTTCCTATTTTCAAACAACGTGGTATAATGTAAGCACAACTAAAAAAAAAGGAACCGGGCTATCCGACCAAAGACACACCCGGTTCCAAACTGCACCACAAAGGGTACGTGTATTATTATATCACAATACCCTCCCTTTGTGAACCACAAAAGGAGGTTTTTTTATGGCAGATTTTGCGACCGAGTTTATTACAAAGTTGAACGGCAAGCTCACACCGGAGCAGATGAAAGTTGTGCTTAACGAATTGGAGATCTTTTCGGACGATTACAATACGTAAGCCTTACCATGCTCTGCAAAAGCAAGCTATAGAGCAGGTCATCCACAACATCGGCGTGCGATCCGGCATCGGGAGACCGCTATTTCCTCATCTGATCCGGCACACCACAGCTACAAATGCGATAGACCACGGCATGGACGTGACGGATCTGCAGAAACTCCTCGGTCATACGCGGATCAGTACCACGATGATCTACGCAAAAGTAACGCAGGAAAACGTAAGATACAGCCATCACCGATACGTAGTCTAACAAGCCTACAAAGAGCCGTGAGAAAAAGAGTACAATGTTCCTAAGAATCGAAATTTTGGGAAAAGGAGCATCGACAAATGAGAATTGACAGATCATTAATCAGTAACACGAATACTTACAGTGAGAACGATCCTAAATGTATCGTAGTCCACAACACGGATAACTTCGCCGCCGGAGCAGACGCGCTGGCACACGCACGAGCGCAGTATAACGGCAATTTTCAGAATATGTCCGCCCATTATTACGTGGATGATGGTGACACCGCCTATCAGGCGGCACCGCACAGCCGTGGGTGTTGGCACGTCGGGGTTAATTACGGCGGTAATAACCTGTTTGGACGCTACGGCAACCGTAGCAGCATCGGCGTTGAGATGTGCGTGCAGGCGGGATATAATTACGAAAAAGCGTTTCAGAACACGGTAGCGGTCGTCAAAGAGATCATGCGGGAGACTGGTATTCCGGCAAGTCGCGTATACCGCCACTACGATATCTGTAGCAAGCACTGCCCGAGCCAGATCATCGAGAGAGGGGATTGGGAGCGGTTTAAGAGCCTGATCAGTGACGCGGCATCGGTCGAACAGCCAGAAAGCGGAAAGTATGAGCCTGGTATTTACAAGGTCAATACCGACCTTAATATTAGAGAGCAGCCGAACGCAGACAGCCGACGAGTTGGAACGATCAAAGACCGCGGCAGCTACACGGTGACAGAAATTCAGAATGGAAGCTGGGGAAGGCTGCTCTCCGGTGCGGGCTGGATCAACTGCCATGCAAAATTTTGCACTTATGGCGGCGCGGCCAAAGAATCCACCTCAAAAGCGATCGCAGTCGATGGCGTATGGGGTCATGAGCTGACCAAACGCTTGCAGGAGATTTTTAAAACCGGAGTAGACGGTGTGATCAGCAATCAGCCAACCGCCAATAAAGAATACTGCGCTGGCATAGCAGCGGCCGAATGGTCTAACGAACTGTCCGGCGGCTCTGACCTGATCAGAGCTATGCAAAAATGGGCCGGAACCACAGAAGACGGCTATATCGGACCGCAGACCATCCGAGCGATGCAGCACAAGCTCGGCACAACGGTAGACGGCGTGATCAGCTACCCGTCCGCGATGGTCAAAGCTTTGCAGGAGTGGTGTAATCGGCAGTAATTAAAAAGCCCCGGAAATTATTTCCGGGGCAAAAAGAAACGCCGCAGCTACGCGGCGAAAAGAATGATTCTTTTTTCTGGTCTTTTACATATGACCATCCATATAGTAACACGAACAAGATCAGAGCGCAACAAAAAAATGACAAAAGGCGTGGGGATTTTCCTACGCCTTTTTTTATTGCAAAAAAACTGCAAAAAGTTTAAATAACCTATTGACGTATACGCCAATGTGTGGTATATTATAATCAGCAACAGGGAGATAACCAATAAGGAGGAAATAAAAAAGAATGAAAATAAAAGAAATCCGGAACGCCTCCGGCTTAACACAGGAGGCGTTCGCAAGAAAATACAACATCCCGAAGAGGACTCTTGAGGGATGGGAGGCGGGAAAAAGAAACCCGCCGGGGTATGTGCTTGAACTGCTTGAGAGAGTAGTAAAAGAGGATACCGAAAAAACAGAAAAGGAGAAAACAGAAATGTATTACAATACGATAATTTTAAAACATGGTGTAGGAAGCTACACAAAGAAACAATTTGATAATTTCGTCGAAGGAGATTGTGTTTGCGGTGAAAACGCAAATCCGGAAGAGCTGAAACGCTGGACGGGCGACCAGTACGGCTTGGCAAAAGCCGAGCTTACTAAATATAGATGCTCGTACCGCAAGTCCGGTGGATACGTATTCGCCGACGAATACGCGCTCGAATACTGCAACACAGACGAGGACGGGGAATTTCTTGATGGATCAGACCTCGATATCGCGGAAAAAGAAGCTTAAATATATTTGCAAGATCTTAATTATATTGCATCAGACGCGAGTCTGTGAGTTGAAAAACATTATTGAATAAGTGCCATAAGGTAGAAAAAAGGACGCAAGTTTTGCGTCCTTTTTTATTGGAAAAATAAAAAAATTAAAATAATCTATTGACGTATACGTCAATGAGCGGTATAATATAATCAAAGTTAAGGAACAGCAAATAAACAAAGAAAGGCGGAAACAATAATGACAAAATACGGAGAAGAGTACAGATTAAATGAAGAGGAAATGGAGAATATTGCGAGCTATATGAACGACGAAATCAGAGAAGACCTTCATTTCAAAATGGCTCCTTGCGAGCCGGAAGAATTTCTGAAGGCTTACGTAGAAAGAGATCCAGATTTCGAAGAACTTCTTAGAAGTGAATTTTCAATTGAGATGTAAGGAGAGAAAAAGATGTACTGGAAAGAAATCTTACAGGCTTACGAAGACATGGGAGTAGAAGATATTATCCCAATCGCGCACACGCGAGTTAAGCCGAATATAAAAGTATTGCTGGATGAAAGCGGAAATTTCGTCGGTGCAATGTTGAATCAAGATCGTTTTACGATTCCGTGCACGATTGAATCGGAGTCAAGAACGAGCGGATGCGCACCGCATCCGATTCACGATAATATGCAATATTTATGCAATGAGTACGATGACCAAAAATGCAAAGAAAAACACGAAAGCTATATGAAACAGCTTAAGGAGTACATTGAGGAGGTAGACGACGAGCTGGCAAAATCGGTATACCGTTTTCTTGAAAAAGGACTTCTTCGAGATTGTATTAAAGATCTTTTAAAAAAAGTGAACCTGCCAGAGGAAAAGGTTATGGTTTGCTTTGCAATGGTAAGTAGGGAAGCCTTGACAAGAGTTTCTGAGTCGGAAGAAAAATATAAAGCGTATTGCTTGCACGCATTGCAGTCGGGAGACGGGCAAGATTTCCAGTGGCGCGACTATTACCTGAAAACGCTGGAACCAAACGGCGTGTGCAGCATAACAGGAAAACCGGATTTCATCCCGCCAACTTATCCGAAGGGAATAAGAAATTCGCGAGACTCAGCAAAATTATTTGTCGGCGGATCAACAAATAAAATAAAAGAGAACTTAGACGGAATGCCGACGATCAATCCGGGATATGTGATCACGCAAAAGATCGCCCACACGCTACAGTGCCTAAATTATGAGGGAGCACACTGGGGCTATCAAGTGGTTCGGGACAACAAGGGAATAACAAACGAAACTGTAAGAAAAATTGAAAACGAGCTTGAAATGACAGAGGAAGAAAAGAAAAGATTCGAGAAAAGAATAGAAAAAAGTTTTCACAAGATGGCCAAAAATAAAGAGTGGATGGCGAAGAAAGACGGGGAAGAAAGTTATGACGATTAAAGAGATAAGAGAACGCTCCGGACTTTCACAAGGAGCTTTCTGCAAACGGTATGGGATCCCGAAAGGGACCTTGTGTCACTGGGAGAGTGGAGAAAGAAAGCCGCCGTCGTATGTGCTGAATTTGTTGGAAAGAGTTGTTGAACAAGATAAAATAAGAGGGGAGAAACTATATGAATTTAAAAGATGAAAAAATTTTATCGGCGTGGGAAGAAAAACAATCAATAACAGGTGTGCATAAAATTACTGGGTATAATTGGCAACAAATAGCAAAGGTATTATCTACGTATGGAATTGTTGCAAATGATACTCATGAAATTATTTTGAATTTGTATGATCGAGGAAAAAATGCAAAAGAAATTTCTAAAATAACTGGTTATGCAGAAACGACAGTTCATGCCTATTTACCGAGGGTAAGACCTGCATATAATGAAAACATTTCTGAAAACGCAAAACGGATAAAGAAATATAGACAAAACAAATAATATACGTACAAAAGACCGTGTCAAAAATTGACGCGGTTTTTTATTTGACAGGATAGACACAATGTGCTAAGATCTGAATGTGTCATTTTTGTGTCATGGGCTTTCGCAAAAATGGCGTATTTGCGGGCATCTTAGGCGGTAAGGAAACTTGACTTTTAATCAAGTTGTCCGGGGTTCGAATCCCCGATGCTTCACTAATTGAAAAGGCTGGAAACCCTTGATTTTACTAGGGTTTTCAGCCTTTTTACGTTGTCGGAATGAAATTATCGGAAAATCAAAGTAAAGTATTGTAGAGGAATGTAGAGGAATGTAAATGTGTCATTTTCGTGTCACCTCGTATCACACGGAAAGAGCAGCTTCAACCGCTCCGGCGGTGTCCTCTTTTTCCAGCATGATGTGATTGTAAATCCTCAAAACCATTGCTTCGTCATCCCCCAGGAGAGATGCTATATTCTTGATTGAGATACGCGGGATCTGGTAGCAGAGTGAAGTACAATAGTTGTGGCGGAAAATATGGGCTGTGAGTCCGCAGACGGGCTTTTCGGCGACTCTATTCATTTCCTTTATGATTCTTTCCCACTTCCGGCGGTAAGAGGATTTAGACACCATTTTGCCGCCCTGCATAGCAAATAGCAATGTCCCTTTGATGTAAAACCGAACGTAGTTTTCCAGCGACGCGCAGAGCTTGGACGGGATCGGCACCTTCCGGAAGCCGTTTTTTGATTTTGGGTCTTTGATGCTCGGCCTTCCAGCCTCATCAAACTCAACGGCCTTGTTGACGTTGATTGTTTTCTCGACAAAATCAATATCAAACCGTGTAAGCGCAAGAGCTTCTCCACAGCGTAGGCCGGTGGAATAAAGGATATCCACAAAAATCCGGTCAGATGGGGATAACTCAGCGTCTTTCATGGCTTTTTTCTCGTTTTCCGTCAACGGTCGTTTCTCGTCGGCCTTGTAGTCGATCGGCTTCATAACGTCTTTTAGATCCTCCAGCAAGTTAGCCGGATAGAGCCGATCATGTACCGCAGACCGCATGATCTGCGAAAAAGTGAGTTGGATCTGCTGCTGAATCCGCTTTTTCCCGGCCGCGTCGTTGATAACCGTCTGATAGTGGATCGGCAGGATGTCGCAGAGCCGCACGCCGTCAAGCTGTCCCAGGTGCTTGTCTATGATGTTTTTATACATCCTTTTGGTGTTATTCGCCGCTTCGGCCTTGTAGACTTTCAGCCATCGCCCCGCGTAGTCATTAAACTGTATATTTTTATTCTGTACTGCCTGCAAGTTGCTCACTCTGTCATTGTAAGCTGTCACTTTTGCTTCCAGATCCTTACTGCTTTTTCTGGATCTGATCGTGATGTAGTGCTTTTTTCCATCAACATAACTTCCATCCCACACACGGGCTTGAAAATACCCGTTCTTTTGCTTTGTATATTTCGCCTTTGCCATCTATAGGCTCCTTTCGTTTAGTGGCTGGAAAAGCCACAGAGACGGCGCAAAATGGGTGCAAAAAAGCGGCCGCAAACAGACGGGAAAAAATAGTCGAAAAAAATCGAAAATTTTCCCGTTCCACTTGCGAAGCCGCCGGAAGTGTGATAACATAATCATGTTCATTAGATTATTCCTTCCGGGGAGTAACCTCTTATGAAAGGCCTAACAGATTGCGCCACAGTCTGTTAGGCCTTTTTTTATTATCTATACATAATACGGATTCGGTTTTCCGAGAATCGCAAACAGGTCGATAATCCAGCCTATTCCGAAAAGACCCATAGTACAGAGGTACAGGATACCCATTCCGAATTTTCCTTCGTAGAATTTGTGTCCGCATAAAGTAAAAAGACACAAGAAGAAAGCAACCCATTTATTTTTTGGCTTTCCTGTGACGTATACTCCTTGGCTTGCACTCGCCGCCGCAGCTGCTGATGAAGAAGCAGAAGAGGATGCGCTGCTACTGTTGTTGTTATTAATAATAACGTTCTTCTGATCTGTTTTAAGATCCTCAACCTGCTTTCCACACTTCGGACACACGACACAATCCGCGTCAATAACCTGTCCGCAATGCTTGCAATATTTTGTCTCTGCCATATTGACTCCCCCTATCTGCGCAGAACCGTGATAACCACGCCAAACATAACCCATTTTCTCATCTCGTCCGGGTTGTTGGGATCTATGGTTATGATATCCCCATACCCGTTTATCGGCTCCATTCTGCACGGTTCCGACTGGATAAATTTACGGATGTACGCCCGCCCGTTCTTTTTATTGACCAGGATGCACGTATCACCGTCCCTGGGCGGCCGCTTCGAGATTCCGATGATATCACCCTTGATATATACGGGATGTAAGTGGTGCGATGTTATCCGGATGCCACAGTGCATCCGCTCTCCGTATTTCTCGATATATTCCGGGCAATACACATGCTCTTCATGCGCTGAATCCAGAATCATCCCATCTTCCATGTTTCCTGTCAGAAGTAGGACATCCAACATGTTCGCTGGATCTTCTTCTTTGACTTTCATCTCAAGCTCGAATTCTATTTTGGCGTTTATGTAGGCTTTCTGCCGATCTGTTAATTTGCGGAATTTATTCAGCACTTCAATCTCGATACTGCGTTGCCCGAACATCTCGTATAAGAATCTTCCTGTCAGCTCATAGAGTTTCGGCGCAAGCATGATGCTGAACGTGTCCACGCGGCGGGAAATGATGTTCCGGTAAGAAGATGCCGAAATTCCCAGCTTTTGCGCGAAGTCACATTGAGTATACCCGAGTTTTATGCGCTCTTTTTCCAGATTTTCCGCAAATGTGTCTAACATCTCTTTCTTTGTAGTCACCTTAAATTCCCCCTTTGTATCAAGATTCTGACGAAAATTATCAAGCAAAAGAGCAAGCACACATGAAATTACGTCAACATCTTGTGCGGTATCCGGTGTAATATAAATATAAAGATGTTATACGGAAAATTTTATCATATTTTTAAAAACTGTCAATAAGGAGGGGAGAAAAAAGTTGAAAAATTAGCGATTCTGTATATCGAAATAGGCAGATACGTGGCGCACGGTTGATATTCTTGAACGTATGTTCTATAATCGTGGTATCACTATTTTGATTGAGACTGTCAGGGAGGTACATAATCATGAGAGATGAACAACCGGAAGACAAAAAGAAAGAAATAAAACGAATGGTAGACGAAATTTACAATCCAGCGTACATTGATATGATTTATGGCTTTGTAAAAAGATTATACGCGGAAAATAAGAAGCAGGGGAACTGACCCCTGCTTCTTTTATTTCGAAAAACGATCCATGAACTTCCAAAAAAGTTCCTTGTCTTCTTTTGACAGATGATAATATTTCATAATTGCTTCTTTGGCTTTCAAGTCTTCAATTCCGATTTCAGCACATATAGTTCCGAAGTCTACATCAACATCACGAAACATTTCACCTTCTCCATCTCGGAGCCATTCTTCCCGCACATTATATTTCTCACAAATTAATTTAATGACGGCATCAGAAGGGGTTCGCCTTCCCATCTCATAACTTGAGACGTTCGAAAACGATATCCCAAGATCGTTTGCGAATTTTTGCTGGCTACCTATGTTTAAGGCTTTACGCAGCATTTTCAATCTTTCATGCAACATTTTCACCTCCTGTCTAATGATAGTTTACACCAGAATGAGCAAAATATCAATAGAAAAAATCGTACAAAGTACGAAAAAACATGTTGACAAAGTATGTACATGGTGCTATATTGAGAATGTACAAAGTACAAAGGAGGTGAGTACATGGTAGCAGAAAAAGATAAAGAAGATTGCAAGAAATTTGCAGATATTTTCATGTCACTGCCAGAAGACAGTAAGAACATGGTCATCATCTATCTTTCGGCACTTCGCGATAGAGAAGAAGCGGACAAAGCCCGGTTACAGAAAACATAAGGAGGGAACATGAAACTCTTAAAAAGATTTATTAACTGGTGGCTTTTCACACCGCGAAAAACGTTCAGTGAAAAACACCCAGACTTCCCAATGTACTTTTCAGTAGTGTGCCTATTGCTTGTAATGTGTCGCGAAGAAATGGAATGGTTAGCACATCATATGCTTCAAGCAATGCAATTATTGAAATGGTGGTAGGGATCAAAAAACGCAGATGATCTTTCCTTTTGTATCGAAAATACATTTTTCCAAAATCGGTTGGCTCATAGACGTAATGACCGAATAAAATTCGAGGTACACGATGTATCAGTTCGTACTGGCAGAGAAGAGATATAGATTTTTTACGATAAAAAATCGAACTCTTTAATATTGGCAGGGTTCGGACAATGAATTTTTGATAAAGGGAAAGTTCAAGGTGTGAATAATCTGGTATTTGCATAATTTAGTAGCTCCTTTCAAATGGAGTATAGCACACGAAAGGTGTAAAGACTATGGGAATCTTGAAAACATTACTTTCGTTACCACATCTGGCGGACGATCTGGAAAGTGAAGAGTATGCAAGTGCAAAGCTGTTCGGAAAAATCGCAGATCTGGAAAAGAAAATCGAAAAACTGGAAGCCGGAGAGCCGCGGCCGATCACCAAAGAAGAACTTGAAAAAGTCGCTGCGGCAGATGAACTTTACCGACGCATCCGGCACTGGAACGAGAAATATTACTAAGCAAAACGCAAACAGGGTCATTGCAATTTGCTTAGTAACGTTATCATAACGTTACGCTAACATGGACGTAGCGTCACAGTAACGCCCCTAGAATAAGAATAAGAAAGAGAATAAGAAGAAGATATAAAACATATTGAGCATCGCAAGCGCTGCTCGGTAGGCAAAATAGCTTTTTCTTGACCACAGAAAGAAGGTGGAAGCATGAACGAAATGATTATCACGAATGCAGAGTTCGGGAGTATTCGAATCGAGATGCGAAATGGAGAACCGTGGTTCGTTGGCTCCAGTATCGCAAAGGTCTTGAAGTACCAGAACCAGCAGAAAGCCATTCGGGACCACGTAGACGCCGAGGACAAGCTGACCGAACAAATCGTTCTGGCAGGTCAGCGACGGGAAGTGACGCTGATTAACGAATCCGGGCTGTATAGCTTGATTCTCTCGAGCAAGATGGAAGAAGCAAAGAGATTCAAACACTGGATAACGTCGGAGGTTCTCCCGGCGATCCGGAAAACCGGTGGGTATCAGCAGACAGCACCGCAGGGAAAGGAACTTCTGGCTCTGGCAGTCCTCGAAGCGCAGAAAACCATTGAGGAGCAGAACCGAGCCATTGAGCGGATGCGTCCGAAAGAGATTTTCGCGGACGCAGTGAGCGCAAGCAAAACGTCAATCTTGATCGGCGACCTTGCAAAGCTGATTAAGCAGAACGGGGTTGACATCGGCGAGAAGCGGCTCTTCCAGTGGATGCGGGAAAACGGCTATCTGATCCGGAAGGACGGAGCCAGTTACAACATGCCGACACAGAAGAGCATGGATCTCGAGGTTATGGAGATCAAAGAGTCCACGATCACCCAGCCGAACGGAAATGTTCGGATCAGCCGCACCCCGAAAGTAACGGGGAAAGGGCAGAGATATTTCGTCAACAAAATTCTATCCGCAATGGCATAGCAGAGATGGCGATGCTAAGGAAAAGCGCAGCGGAGAATTGAAATGCGAGGGCAAGGCAAAGAATAGACTGGCATGGAGACGCAAAGGAGTAGCAACGCGTGGGCATGATCCGCGATGGCAAGGAAAAATGTTGAGTAGAAGGGCTATGGAATAGCGATGCACCGTCATGAGCTGAAAAGCAAAGGAATAGCCATGAAAGACTGGGCAACGAAAAGCCATGGAATGGCGCCGAACAGTAGAGCTGAGCGAGGGCATGGTACAGCGAGCCAACGAACCGGAATGCTACGGAAAGGAATCGCAGGTCGGAGCAAAGGATATTCGCGGAATCGAAATGCAATGCAAGGGAATAGCACTGGAAGCCAGGATGAGCAACGGCATAACAAGGCAATTCATAGATGCGAGCGGACAAGCAAAGGAAATGAAGTGCGGCGGATTGATACGCAGGTGCGCAGCGAAGAGGGCAGAGCGCCGAAATCAAAAAATAAAAACGAAAAGGAGAAAGCAACATGCAGGAAATCAAAGTAAGATTAACATTCACGGAGGAAATCCTTGGAACAGCGGCGGCAGATAAGGAGATTCACAAGACCTATATTGCGTCTCTGGCACCGAATGCGCCAAGCAAGAAGGAAGAGGTCGAAGCAGTCGGCGTGGAAGAGACGATTGAAAAAGCAATGACCGTTTTCCCGAGAAACAAAGAGGGCGTGCCGATCTATTGGGACTACCAGATTAAGGGATTTTTCAAAGATGCGGCCGGAATGCTGCGTAAGGTCCCGAACACGAAAAGCTCGAAAATTAAGGCGTATAAGAAAGAGATTGACGGGCTGATTTTCGTGAAAGAGCGTCAGATCCCGATTCATTTTGACGGAGAGATCGGAAACTGCGAGCGGCCGCTGAGAGGACAGACACCGCAGGGCGAGCGCGTGGCGTTAGCAAACAGCGAGAGCATCCCGGCGGGGGCGTGGATCGAATTCACGGTGCAGTGCTTGACTGATGGATTGGCGGGAGCCGTGACAGAGTGGCTTGATTACGGAATGCTCAGAGGTCTTGGACAGTGGCGAAACTCAGGGAAAGGCCGCTACCTGTGGGACTGGCTGGACGAAAAAGGGAACGTGATAGGAGGAAACAGAAGTGTCCATAAGGACGGAAAATAAAAGCATCTACTGGGCTTGGAAAGCCATGAAACAAAGATGCAAAAATCCAAAATGAAAAGCGTACAAAAATTACGGAGCACGGGGAATAAAAGTTTGTGATGAATGGGAAAAATTTGAGCCGTTTTTAAGTTGGTGTTTAGAGAATGGATATCAAAAGGGCTTAGATTTAGACAGACGTGATAATAACGGAAATTATTCTCCAGATAACTGCAGGTGGATTTCACGAAAAGAAAATCTAAACAATCGAAGAAACACGATTTTCATTGATGTGAACGGAGAAATCCTTCCGGAAACTGTTTGGTCAGAAAAACTCGGAATAGATAGGGCGCTCATCAAGTATTGGATAAAAACAGGAGGAAAATCTTATGCAGAAAAAAGGGCAAAAGAAATTTTAAGAAATGGTTACAAACCGAAAGATTTTGGATATAGCCATAGAAAAACGATCCAACACGTAGAAACAGGAATCGTTTTTGAATCTGTTAGGAAAGCGGCAAATTATTTTGGAATTGCTCCGTGTACTATTTCCAATGCAATGAGAAGCGGAAGGAAAACAGGAAAAGGTAAATTTGTTTGGGCAGAATCATAGGAGGAACATGGAAGAAACGACATGGGAGCAGGCGGAAGGCTTCGCAGTCAGCGTGATACGAGAAGCCAGAATAAGAGCAAAATTCTGGTTTACGGCGTGGCTGGTAACTTTCGTGGTGCTGATAACGGTTGTGGCGGCCGTGTTGGTGATGTAGTAAGGAGGTTCCCCGGATGGAAGAAATTACGAAATCAGAAGCAGAAAAAATGATTTTCATGTTTCTGGGCCGAGAGGTCCGGATCAAAGAAAAAGAAGAAAGTCGGATATCGTATCCGGCGCGGTATATGCGGAAATCTGAACTGCTGAAAATGCAGAATCCCCTGTTGGGGGAAACAGTGCTCGAACGCGCCGAGAAATACGCACCGGCGGGGGTTGTGAGGAAAATCAACCCGATGAAGAAAAACAGCCCGCTTGTGTTCGACACAGTGGAGCTGGAGAAATGGAGGGCGAAGCATTGAAGAAAAAAATTGTAGCAACAGAAGTGATTCTGTGGGTTACGGCACTCGTGGCCATCAGCAATATCAATTGGGGCGGGTTCTTCTGGTGCTTTTCGCTGATGATTCTCGGGTATCTTGCTTTTCTGGCGGTTGACGCGGAGGAGAAGAGAAAGAAAACAGAAGCCGAAAAGGCGGAAAAGAAGAAAGACAGAGTGTTCCAGATGTGGTTGAGAATGTAAAAAATGCCCTCCGGAGAAACGAAGGGCATCCGTAAAAAGACAACATCATCATAGCACATGAAAGGAGAAAAGGCAATGGGAATGAAAGGTTTTAAGGGATTCGAGAAAGATTTTTCCTGCAGAGGGAAACAGTACGAGGAAAACACGACATATGAGGAGCACGGTGTGGGATGCTGCCACAAAGGAGTTATGCATTTTTGCGAGGACCCGTGGGAGGTTCTGAACCATTACGATCTCGTGGATGGCAACGGAAATTTTTCTGAATTTGCGGAAGTGGAAGCATTGGGGCAGGTATGGAATGACGGAGAAAAGCGGGCAACAAATAAAATTCACGTCGGCGAAAAACTCGGACTTAAAGGGTTCTTGAAAGCGTGCATTGATTTTACACTTGAAAAAACGAATGGAACGAATCTGTCCGGTAACTCCGCGCAGATCGGCTCGTCCGGTAACTACGCGCAGATCGGCTCGTCCGGTGACTCCGCGCAGATCGGCTCGTCCGGTTACTCCGCGCAGATCGGCTCGTCCGGTAACTCCGCGCAGATCGGCTCGTCCGGTAACTACGCGCAGATCGGCTCGT